CGACGAGGCGGAGAAGATCCTGTTCAGCATCGGCAACAAGCGCCGTGCTGCCAGGTGGAACGACGCACTCGACCTGATGAACATGACGAAGGGGCGAGTCAAGTCCATCGTCATCGACGGGCTGCGCCCAGGCGTACGCTCCGGCATCAGCCAGATTGATGCCATCACTGGGGGCTGGCAGAAGTCAGACCTCGTCATCCTTGCTGCTCGCCCAAGCGTGGGCAAGACGGCACTCGCTACTAGCATGGCGCTATCTGCTGCCATCTCAGGAAAGAAGGTAGCCATCTTCTCCATCGAGATGAGCGCTGAGCAGGTAGGCGCACGCATCCTATCGTCAGCGTCAGGTATTCCGCTCGCTGCTATCCGCAATGGCGGCATCGATCTGGTGCAGATGAGCGAGCTAGAGGAGTGGGCCGATACAGTCGGCAAGCTTGGCATCTACGTCGACGACTCGCCAACTGCTAGCCCATCTGTGATGCGGTCGAAGTGCCGCAAGATCGCAGCTGATCGTGGCGTTGACCTGATCATCGTCGACTACCTGCAGCTCATGGTCCCTGACCGCAGCGGCAAGGATCAGAACAGGGTCAACGAGGTAGCCGACATCAGCCGCGCACTAAAGGGCATTGCTCGTGAGCTGGACGTGCCGATCATCGCGCTGTCCCAGCTCAGCCGCATGAGTGAGTACCGTGATACCGGCGAGCCACGGCTTTCCGACTTGCGTGACTCCGGTGCCATCGAGCAGGACGCAGACATGGTGCTCATGCTCTGGCGCAAGGAGCAACCCGACTTCACCAAGCAGTCTGAGGTAGTCAGCTGCAAGATTGCCAAGCACCGCAATGGTCCGACCGGTGTGTGCGATCTTGAGTTCGTCAAGTCGACCGCAAGCTTTAGGGGGTGACATGTCAGTAACTAAACCGTTGCAACTTTCCATCGACTGCGGATGTTTCGACCTTTGCGACCACGCAATCGAGCGTATCTCTGAGCTTATACAGGATGCCTTCGACGCAGGGTATGACGAGGGTTGGTCGGAATCATTGCAAGGCCTACGCCGGATGATGATTAACGAAGGGGTACCAGGGGCAGAAGATTTAATCGTGCCGCCCCCGCCAGGTAAGAAGGCAGGAGCAGCGATAACAGAGCGTGGCTCGAAGAAGAAGGAGTACTCCAACTAGATTCGCCATCGTCAGGTCTGGTGCGTTCGGTGTTCCGCTAAAATAAAAAAAGTGCCATGGCAGATGGGAAGGAATCATCTGCCATGGCGTTGTCATTCAGCCGTAAACTATCTCATCGAATAGTCCGGCCTGCACAATGTTGTCAGCAACATCGGCGTCTATGTCATTGATGTTGATATAGTAATCATTATGCAACATCAAGTTGACACCACGTCTAATGTGGAATGGAGTTAACTTAAGATCCTTAAAGTCTTCTCCTTCTGCATCAGATAGCACTGCCAATACATAGTCATCTCCGAGAGAGATGGCTTGTGTGCAGTCATCATCTGCATACAAGTGTCTCCACTTGTAGTCATCAGCTACTGCCCAGTAGTTAATGCCACCTTCCATTGCTGTAATAAAAATCTTTACGACATCGTTGTCGTCTAGCTCTACTGCTGATATCTTCATGCTAACTCCTATCTAACTTGCAGCAACCTGCCGCCTTCATTGCACTCATCATCTGCTGAAATAATGTAGTGCATCTCTAGTCCATCCTCTCGCTGGAATACCAGTACTGGGAATGGGTTGGCAAAGACTGACATGCCATCCATGTCTTCTCGATCTATATATCCACGCACTACCTTGCATCCGATGAGAGGATCGATCATCTCTTTAGTGATGTATGCTACTTCTGCATCTACATGCTTATCCTGCGCTTCTTTTTCTGCCTGTCGCATTGCGTCAAAGTTTACCATCTTCTTCCTCCTCTAAGAAGCAGTCGTGGCCGTATGTCCACTCTTGCGACTGCTCTTCATCAAACATATCAAATACCCTATTGCAGTTAGGGCAAATGATTATTGTTGCAATAGCTACATCTCTACTATTAATCATCTGACTGTACTCCTTTCTCTGCTTGGTGCTCAGCTTCAGCTAGCTTTTTCTCCGCCCACTCGATAGCTGGCAGTACTTCGTTCTTATAGAACGCAGCGTATCCGTCTGGGTACACATAACCACCGACTCCATCTAGTGTCTCAGTGCTAGTGCATCCGCACTCCTTGCATTTGTTCTCTAGATAGATATCGAATCGGAATACCTCACCTCTCAGTGCAGCATCAAAGTTCTTTACTTGATTACTAAGGAACTCTTCGTACTCGTGAGGCAAGATGTTCCACTCAGTTGCATCGTCGCGTGTGATGCATGCGAATCCGCACTGGCCGCTATCCCATGGGTCATTGTATCCACCAAGGCTGACGCTGACACCGCTGTGTGCCAGCATGAATAGTGGCTGGTAGTACACGATGGTGTCGGACTTGAGAGCAGCATCGAACTCATCCATACTGTCGCAGATCTCGTCAACCTTGAGGTACCTGCCGGTACCCCTAGATCCAATGATCCAGAAGTTTTTCTCTACATCATAGTCTATGTCCATATGGGTTTCCCAATGGATACCTGACTCTGTTACTCCACCTTCAATAGCTGTGTTCATAGTCCCTCCTGTGCGTCATGCACATAATGCTTAGCGATTTGATACCAATCTACCATCGGCAGGTAACCAATGAAGATTGCGTCTGATGCTGGGCCATGTAGTTCGTCTCGGTCAATGTGTCCGAAGAATATCTCTTCTGTATAATCTTCAAGCCACTTAGCCAATGCATACTTAGCTTGATCTGTATCTACCTTCTCATCGTCTGTCGCATCTTCAAGTTCCTTTAGTGCTTGTTCATAGATGGCATCGCCCATGCCTTCCACTTCTCCAATCCATAGTGCTGTGTTCCATGTCTCCCAGTTAGTCCATCCATTGTATGACTTGTCGCACATAACTACTCCTTCCGTAGCGTGTGCCGGATGGGTGGTGAACCACACCTCTGCCCATCCGGCTGCACCCTACTTAGCTATTACTTGACACCCTTTGATGCCAAGAACTTCTTGTCCTTCAACTTCTTGCTGAAGGTGATGTGAACCTCTGCTACTGTGGCTTCATACAGATCGGCAGTGTCTGCGCGCTCAGTGAAGTCACAGCCTGGCTTCTGAGTTCGCCACTCACGAAGCAACCCTTCATCACTCAGAACTGTATTGAATCCATGGTAACCATCCCATGCATCATTGATCTCCGTGACCTTTATGTCAAGAGATGTAGCAATATTTAGTGCCTTGATATTTCCAGAGACACTGTTGCTATAGCTATTACCTTTGGCAACACGCTTGGCTAGTTCAGGCAATGATGCTTGCATGATCAAGCCAATGATAGATGCGCTTGGTACTTCGATGCTAACCTGCTGGTTGAACTCAACTGGAAGTTCCTTAAGCTTTGGTGCACCACACTCGTTATTTTTCTTAACCATTTGAAACCTCCTTCTTAACTGTCTTATAACCATACTGGTTGTTCTCATAGAATGACTCTAGATTGTAGTCTTCATCCCACACTAGCTGTCCGTCTACTGATTTAAGCAACAGCTCAATGAATGAAACAAGGTTGCCGTACTTGTACTTATTATCGATTTCCTCACCATCAATAAGGTTTTCAAGTCGGTTGAGATACAGTACACGCACCTTGTCGATGTACTTCAGATGCCGAACAGCACTGTCTACATCGTGCTTGCTATATCCAATGATATCATCAAGCTGCTCAATAGCTGCTGACACATTGGCCAATGCCTCATCTGTGTTGCGGACTGCATCACGTGCATTGTCAGCTGCTTGGTCAGCATCCCATGATGCAGATTCAAGGTTAGTTTGAGCAGACTCAAGGGTATCCCTGAGTTCGTTAATGTCAGCCATTAGCTGCCTCCTCACATTGCTTGCAGCACCACGACACATACAATGATGTGCTTGGTGATGCTGATTCTTTGAGTTTCTTGACTTCACTTACAACTTTGTCAATGTTACCATTGATATAGGTTGAGAAGTGACTGTCGGGAACCTCAGTAAATGTTACGACTTCGATCATTGCACGGTGATCATCACCGCTGCAACTCACGTCGTCTGGTTCAAATACCATATCGTTTACCATAATCACTCCTTTAGTTATTTGTATTCATGATACGTTCTAGTTCATCCATCACCTCCTTTTTATTTAGATCTGATACTGTGCGATTGCTAGTAAGATCTGGTTCCTCTGGAAATGGGGCTTCCATTTCTGTCGCTAGCTCATAGCCTAGCATGTATACCATCTTGCTAAGCAGATCAAAGTACTGATCAAGTGCATCATACGTAGCATCCACTGCCTCTTCTTCAGTTGCACCTAGCTCTACCATATCTGCTTCAC